CGTTTCTACTCGCAGGACTTCCTGATCGAGGTGCCCGATCGCAGCAAGCGGGCGATGCAGTGGCCCGAGCCGCTCGGCGGTCTGTGCGCGGGCGAGTGGTACGTGGAGCTCAAGGGCTGGATGGACCCCGATTCGCAGACCAAGCTCACCCGGTTCTGCGAGCGCTACCCGAAGGAGGCGGAGCGGCTTGTGCTGTTGGCCGACCTGCGCCGCGGCGAGCGAGAGCGGTGGACGCCGAAGCTGAGCCAGCGGCTGCGCGAAGCCGGCGTGGTGGTTGGCGCGCTGTCGGTGACCCTGCAATGGGGCGGCCTCCTCGGGATTCCGAACTGGGAAGGAGGTCGAACGTGAACGCACCCGAGAGCTGGAAGATGGTCATTGGGACCAAGGCCGAGGTGCAGCTCCCGCGGGAGATCGCCGAGCACGCCGGCGGGTTCATCTCGTTCGATCCGACGATCTCGATCGGTGTGGGGAGTGGGCGCGGCAGCACGCCGGTTCGCTGGCTCAAGCTGAACCTGGCGCTACGTTACGCCCAGTCCGAGGCGGGGAAGGCCGTGCGATCGCGCCGGCGGCTGTACATCGGTTCGCCGCTCCTTCTCCTGCCGAGTGGCGGGATCCTCGAGAGCGACCTCCACAACCTGACGACCGCCGAGCGGACGATTGAGATGAAGCGACGGAGCATCCCGGGGGTGGACGGTGGGCCCGAGTTCGTGATCGACCTGCTCACACTCTACAAGGCCGTGCAGGCGAAACGGCGGACTGCGGTGGCGGCGGGTGCAACGCTGACGGAGCAGTTCGACGAGCACACCAACGAGTCGAGGCGGACCCGCTCGTTCGCGTGGCCGTGGGCGAGGAAGGGGGCTGCATGTCGCGAATCGTGATCGGCGTTCCGGTCCGCGACCGGGAGTGGATCCTGCCCCACTGGTTCAACTGCGTCGGCAACGCGGCGCTCGCGGCGCAGGAGTGCGGCCACGAGGTTGTGGTGCTCGCGCTCGAGAACGATTCCGTCGACGACACGTACGAGCTACTGCGGCGGGCGGCGCAGGAGTGGCACGAGCTTGGGATCATGCTTGCGGTGTACGTGCACAATTTCGGCTACACGCACTACAAGGCAACGTCCCCCCAGTGTCCGGGGATCGTGGTCAAGGAGCGAGTCAACGCGCGGAACGACAAGCGCGAGATGGCCTTCCTCCGGAACAGGATCGTGGAGCAGTTCCTGGCATTGGGCGGCGATTACCTTCTGATGTGGGACTCGGACGTCCTCATGCCGAGGCAGACGCTGACCGACGACTCGTGGTCGCTCCTTTCGATGATGCAGCGCTTCCCGAAGATCGGCATCCTCGCGGCTGACGTCGAGCACCCGGGCTGCGGCGGGAAGTACCACAACGGCATGGTGGCCGTCGGCGACGGGATCTACAACCACCCGGACCGCAGCGGCGCCGTCCCCGAGGAGCGAGTTCACACGGTCTTTGTTCTTGGTTCGCATGATGTAGAGCCGGAAGGTTACCAGCTCGCATGGAACCAGTCCGAGACGCCGTACATCGTGCGAGTCGAGACGACGGGCGGCGGCGGCGCGGCGATGGTGCGCCGCGAGGTGTTCGAAGACGGCCTGAGCTACGGGGCGCATCATCAGGGCGAAGACGTTCCGCTCTGCGAGGGCGCGCTCCGCGCCGGCTGGCAGGTCTGCATCACGAACGGAATCCTCGGGACCCACATCTCGCCGCAGGTGTTCGCCGAGACCGACCTCACAGCGTACGAGTCCGAGTACGGAATAGGCGTCGAGGAGTGGCTGCGCGTCGCCGCTCTTGCCAGAGCCAAAGGGCGCACGGCGAAAGGAGCTCGATGCTAGAGAGCGTTCGCCGTGACGTGCAGAGCGTCGTGGGGAGCCTGACGGGCGAGCTTCCCGGCGAGTCCATTGTGCGTGAGCCCGGCGTCGAGTGGGAACCTATCCCGATCGGGCGCGAGGCTGTCCGCCAGTTCGAGTGTTTCATGGCTCACGTGCGGAAGATCGAATGCATCGTGGGCGGAGAGGTGCAGATCAAGGAGGGCTGTCCGCGGTTCATCCACGTCACCAAGGCGTCGTGCACGGACATGCCGCTGCGGCCGCACGGCGTGGGAAGTCCGGTGCCGTGGAGCAAGTTCTCGTTGCCCGAGCGGATGTTCGTACAGACCTGCCAGCAGGTTGGGTGGGGCGTGATCCTGTTGACCATTGTCGGCGGCACGATCAAGACGTGGGAGGTTATCGAGCAAACGGTCCGGGTGGATCGGGGGGACGCGGAGTAGTCGCGCAAGGCGCAGTTGACAAGTGGACTCGTGAGACACTAGACTGACGCCTGAGACGAACAACTGAGTAGGGAAGAACCCACTCAGGGAAGAGGGACAACAACCTCTGACCTGGGTGGGTTTCGCTTTTCCGGGTCCGGCGTGTGATGAGGGGGTTCATGACGCGCGGAGCGGTGTGGGATGGTCGCGGGCTGATTGAGCAGGCCCGTAACCGTGACGAGGCTGCGTTGGTGACGGTTTACGAGCACCTGCGGCCGCACCTGAAAAACGTGGTGGGGAAGATCCTGCGCAAGCCGCAGGACTTCGACGCGGTGCTGCAGGACGTCCAGACGCTCATCTTCGTCAAGCTGCCACGGTTCGAACCGGACGCATGGTCGACGGGGATCGAGAACCTCGACCTCCTGCGTCGCTGGTCGACGAACCTCGCACGCAACTACACGCGGAACGTCAACCGTTACGGACTCGAGCAGGCGCGCGAGTGGATCTTCCCGCCCGAGCTCCGCGGCTGGAAGCGCAAGAGCCACATTCCGTTCGGGCGTTCGTTCGAATCGATGGAAGCCGTGATGGGCGAGGACGGCGACTTCGACGATGGGTCCGAGCACCAGAACCTCCTTGCAGAAGCCGCCTCACACGGCCGGACGGTGATGTGATGCACCGCCTCCTCGAGATCGATCAAGCCGTGGCGCAGATGGTCCTCGACGAGGAGCTGTCCCGGGAGGACGTCGCCATCGACGGCCACAGCCTACGGGAGATCTTCGAGGAGATCGCAGCGTCGCCGTCGCTTGGGAGAGGGTTGTGGCGTCACCTAGCAGATCGGCTGGGCTACGCCGATGTGGATGGAGTGAAGCGGGTCGTCCGCGAGGAGCTGCCAAAGATCCTCCGCGAACGGCCACGTCTCTTGCATGCGCTCGCGGCGGCTGCCGGAGCGTCGGTGGATTCGATCGGAAGGAAGGAGGCGGCAGTGCCGTACACGCGCACGTCGGAAGACCGTCGGGTGGATCTCCTGCGGCAGTTCGACCAGGAGTTCGGCCAGGCGATGACGGAGCTGGAGCCGGGGGAGGTGGCGATCGAGATCACGGGCTCGCCGCACAGCATCGTGTTGGCGAACCTGGTCATGCGCTACTACCACGGGCGGTTCAAGCCGCTCGTGCTCTTCTCCCAGCTTCCCAAGGAGCCCGTCGGGGGGCTCGACGAGTACCTCGAGCAGTACCGGCTGTACTACGGGTTGGATCCGCTTGCGATCCACACCCCGGAGACGCTCGCCGCGTTCCAGGCGGACGGCGAGGCCGGATTCTGGAAAGAGGCAGCACAACTCCTCAAGGGGCGAGACAAGGTCCGAATGGTGGTCTGCGCGGTCGCACGCAAGGACCTGGCAGCGAACGGGGCGGAAGCGTACGAGGCAGCCGGCCTCAAGGTCGCGTCGATGCTCGACGAATGGACGCCGGATGACGTCTACACGTACCTCGACCAGCACCAGCTGACGGCGTTCGATCCGTTCACGGTGGCGATGTTCGCCGAGCGGAAGACCGCGGAGAAGAAGGTCGACCGCGAGCGGTGCAAGAAGCTGGCGCGCGAGTACACGATCGACGGCGATGGGTACTACGTCCGCAACGGCGTCGTTGTCGCCGAGCAGCTTCTTCCTGTCGAACTCAAGGAAGAGATCCACGCGCTCGCCGAGGCGAAGAAGGACGGCGACGCCGGAAAGACGAAGGGAACGAAGAAAGCGGCCAAGAAGGAGAAGGAGGCCGAGGGAGCAGGCAACGGGGAAGGCGGCGACGCCGGCACGGGAGACGACGAGCCGAGCGGCGATGTGAGCCACGATTCGGACGGCGACGGGTAAGCGCGGTCGGTCGACGAGGCGGGTTTGTGACCGTCCGTTGTTCACACCATGGGCTCAGGTGGATCGAAGCCATCGGCGGGATCGGGTCGCATCAAGGCGCTCGACGGGCTCAAGCGGCGAGAGATCGCGTACTTGAGGCGGCGGCGCCTTCTCGACCTTATTGGCTCGGGGACCAACCTCGTCGATGCGGTCGGCATCCTCTCGGAGCAGTTCGGTGTCACGCGGAACAGCATCTACCAGGACTGGACGACTCGCAGAGAGTGGATTGGCGACATCGTCCAGGCCAGCCCGATCGACCTGGAAGACTACTTCGCTCAGGCGTTCGGACGGCTCGAGCACTTGCGCGAGGAGGCCGGCCAGCTTCGGCAGTCGGCGATGCGGCGGCTGACCACGATCATGCAGAACGCCGAGGTCCGCGAGCCGCGCGTTGTGAAGGTCGACGGCAAGGACAAGGTTGTCTACGACGTCAAGAAGGGCCAGAAGCCGCTTGAGATCGAGGACCCAGACTACCGGGCCGCGATCGCAGCACTCGACAAACAGATCCAGGTCGAGGAGCTCGCTTTGCGGATCGGCGTCGTCTTCCTCGGTGCGGCAGAGTCACGGGACGGGCAGCCTGGCAACCCAGCGCTCCCGGGGGCCGGACTCTCGCCGGAGAAGCGCGAGGCGATGATGAAGTCGGCCTACGCGTTCCTGCACGGCCGGATGGGCAAGCCGGCCGGGGAAGCAGTAGGCACCGAGGTCGAACTCTACAGCGAGCGGGCGAACCTGCCCGAGCTTCTGCCGTCCGAGGTCATGAAGTCGGGCGGCGGCTCGACGATGGCCGAGCGGAGGGACACGCTCGAGGAGGTGCTGCGGGAGTGAAGCGGGTGAGGTACGCGTGCACGGGGACATGCGGGTTCGACGGAGCGGTGGCGTTCGCACCGGAGGAGAAAGCGCCGCCGACGCTCCCGTGCCCGCGGTGTGCTGGAACGATGGAGAAGCGCCCTCCGCGGGTAGGTGTCGTGTACAAGACGCGGATGGGAACTCGGGGACACAGTGGAAAAGGGAGGGACGATGCCTGAGAAGATTGTCTGGGCAGGCAGGTTCTCGAATGCGCTCGCGGCGGAGTTGGAGAGGGCTGCAGAGCTGGGGCGCGAGGAAGCAGACGCAGCGTTGAAGGTGTTCGACATGGAGGTGAAGCCGATGGGATTCACGTCGCGGCTTGAGCGCGCCTTGGTCGCGGCGTGTCTGGCTGCGGGGTGGGCCGAATGGCCGAAGTGCACACGGGGGCCGGTGGACAAATAACCCCGCGTGAGGTTATAGTAAGGGGCTCAAACCTTCTAGGCGGGAGGCACGATGTCGCAATCGAATGAGGGGCCGTTTCCTCGGCCCAATGTCCAGACGCGCCCTGTTGCTCCACCCGAGGCGGCCGAGCTAACCCCGGCCGTGCATGCCATCACAGGGCGCCCGCTTCTGACCTACCCCCACTCCATCCATCGGGCAGTCTGCGCCAAGTGCAAGCACGTCTGGTGGACGCCGCGGCCGATGCGCTGCCCAGAGTGCGGGAGCGGTGAGGTGCACCGCACCTCGGCCGTTGGGTACCTCATGCTCGCGCTCAAGGCTTCTCCGCAGGCCACTACATGGATGCTGCGCGGCAACACCCTGCTTCCTCCAAGTCAGATCTTCTGGAGCCCCAAGAGCACTGGGAGGCTTCGATGAGCGAGCTGTGGCTGGCGGCCCGCGTGTCGCTCTGCGCTCTTGGCGGCGGCCTGCTTGGCATGGAGCTTGCGGCGCTGTGGTGCCGCTGGTGGGAGCGGCGTGATGACTGACGCCATGGCCGTGCGGGACTTGCTCGTTCGTCACCGCTTCCGCTTCTCGTCGGAGCTGCAGCTGCAAACGGGGATCGCTTCCGTGCTGACCGAAGCCAAGGAGCTGTTCGCTCGTGAGATCCCGGTATCCGGCGGACGGATCGATTTCCTCCTCGAGTGCGGTGTCGGAATCGAGGTGAAGGTGGGCGGCAGCATGGCGCAGCTCGTGCGTCAGATCCATGGGTACCTCGACGACGAGCGCATCGATGAGCTTCTCATCGTGACCAGTCGCTCGGGGCATCTTGCGGTCCCGCCGCTCTTCCGCGGCAAGAAGGTCGTTATTCTGTGGCTGTCGGAGGGCGCTCTCTGATGCGCACCTATGGGACGGTCGAGTTCTCCCAGGTGACTCGTCTCGGTGAGACGGCATCTCGCTGGGTGATCGAAACCGAGCCCCACGTAGCATTGCGCGTCAAGCGCCTGTTCGGCCGCGTCGCCAAGAACGGGACGCCCGGGCACATCGAGGTTCTCGCGACGGACGAGACCTCGCGGGACATCCTGTGGCTTCTGCAGCGGTACCCGCTTCGCATACAGGAGAGCGATCGCGCCGAGCTCGAGCTCCGCTCCGCGGCGTACGAGCAGCGCGTTGTGGACGTGGGGCGTCTCCTCTCCGGGGACATTGCGCCGCGGGCGTTCGACCTCGCTCTTCCGCCGCGTGAGTATCAGCGGATCGCTGCGGAGGCCGCACTGCGCACGAGAGGCTTGCTTGTCGCGGACGACGTCGGACTTGGGAAGACGATCTCGGCGATTGCCATGCTCACCGAGCCGTCGACGCGGCCGGCGCTTGTCGTCACTCTGACGCACCTCACGACCCAGTGGGCACGTGAGCTGAATCGCTTTGCTCCGGACCTCACCGTGCACGTGATCAAGAAAGGGACGCCGTACGACATCGCAGGCGGCAAGAAGAAGCATGGCAGGGATGAGATCCTCGAGCATCGGTTTCCCGACGTTCTCGTGACCAACTACCACAAGCTTGCGGGCTGGGCGAGCACGCTTGCCGGAACCATGCGCACGGTGATCTTCGATGAGGTTCAGGAGCTTCGCCGGGGCAAAGAGAGCGCGAAAGGCACAGCAGCGAACTGCATTGCCCGCGCGGCGCAGTATCGCCTCGGCCTCTCGGCGACGCCGGTTTACAACTACGGCGGGGAGTTCTTCCACGTGATGGAAGCCCTCCGCCCGGGCGCGCTTGGAACGCTCGACGAGTTCCTGCGCGAGTGGTGCATGGAGAGGTACGGAACGTCACAGGCTCCCGTTCGGGATCCGGTCGCCTTCGGATCGTACGTCCGCGAGACGGGGCTCATGATCCGCAGAACGCGGGCCGACGTCTCCCGCGAGCTTCCCGAAGTGATGGTCATGCCGCAGCATGTCGACGCTGACACGGAGGCGCTCAACCGAGTCTCGGTGGACGTTGCCGAGCTGGCACGGGTGATTCTGCGATCGACGTCGGAGTTCACCGAGCGCGGCCAGGCGGCACGTGAGCTCGACTGGCGGCTGCGGCAGGCGACCGGGATTGCCAAGGCGCCCTATGTCGCGGCGTTCGTCCGTCTGCTCGTCGAGTCCGGGGAGCACGTCGTCCTCTACGGGTGGCACCGCGAGGTCTACTCGATCTGGATGGACCTCCTCAAGGATCTCTCCCCGGTCATGTTTACCGGATCGGAGTCGGTGACGCAGAAGGACCTCGCGCGCGATGCGTTCGTGGGCGGTGCCGCGAAGGTGCTCGTGATGAGTCTGCGCGCCGGCCAAGGCATCGATGGATTACAGGAGAAGAGCCGGACAGTGGTGTTCGGCGAGCTTGACTGGTCGCCGGGCGTGCATGAGCAGTGCATCGGCCGGGTGCACCGCGACGGGCAGAAGGATCCTGTGGCCGTCTACTACCTCCTCTCGGACTCAGGGTCGGATCCGGTCATTGCCGACGTGCTTGGCGTCAAGCGGACACAGATCGAGGGGATCCGCGATCCGAACGCTCCGCTCGTGGAGGCGGTCACGACGAAGGACGGAGGGATCAAGCGGCTGGCGGCCGACTACCTGGCGCGTCGCGGTGAGTTGAGTGGTGTGGAGGTGACGGAGTGATCCCGGTACAGCAGACGCGGTTCGGGAAGGACGGTAACTGCTTCTCTGCCTGCCTGGCGTCGATTCTTGAGCTCCGAGTCGGCGCCGTTCCGAACTTCGCGGAGAAGGGAGAGCGATGGTTCGATTCGGCGAATGCTTGGGCGGCGAAGCGCGGCCTCCGCCTTGTGGCAGTCCCAGCGCACGAACTGGAGCGGCTGGACAACGACGCGTGGGCCGAGACCGTGCTTGACGAAGGCTGCCCGAGCGAGTTCATCGCCGCCGGCCCGGGACCTCGGAGCCTCAAGCATGCGGTCGTCATGCGGGCAGGGAAGATGGTCCACGACCCGCACCCGGGCGGCGAGGGCCTCAAGGAGATCCAGTGGGCGTACTTCGTGGGAAAGAGGTAGGGGGACGGCGATGCCTGCCTACTACAACGACAATGATCCGAAGGTATGTGCGTGGCTCCGCGAACTCATCAAGGAAGGGCTGATCGCTGATGGCGATGTCGACGAGAGGAGCATCGCAGACGTCCAACCTAGCGACCTTGCCGGGTACACGCAGTGCCACTTCTTCGCGGGGATCGGCGGCTGGTCTCTCGCTCTTCGACTTGCCGGATGGTCCGATGACCGATCCGTGTGGACTGGGAGTTGCCCCTGCCAGCCGTTCTCTTGTGCCGGGAAAGGCCGGGGCGAGTCCGACAAGCGGCACCTGTGGCCCGAGTTCCGACGCCTCATTGCGGAGTGCCGCCCTCCAGTCGTCTTTGGAGAGCAGGTTGCGAGCAAGCTTGGGCGAGAGTGGTTCCATGCCGGAGTACGTCCTGACTTGGAAGCATTGGGATACGGCGGTGGGGCCGCCGATCTGTGCGCTGCGTGCGTCGGCGCACCGCACATCCGGCAGCGGCTCTACTGGGTGGCCGACCGTTGCAGCGTCGGATTCGAGATCACCGGGATCCCGCCAGTACGACGGGAAACGCGGTGCGCGGATGCAGGAAGCAGTCTTCGGATGGGCAACACCTCGCGTGACGACGAACGGCGGCATTCCGTGCCCGGAGCACACGGGGAAGGGGAGTCGGCTGGAGGATCAGGCAGCGTTGGCGGGCTGGTCGACGCCGGATGCCCAGGCGATGAACGTCGGTTGCGATCTCGAGAAGCACATGGAGAGGATCCAGCGCCTGCGCGAGAGGGGATACAACGGGAACGGAGCAGGACTAACGCTTGGAGCAATAGCGTCCTCATCCCTTGCGCCGACGGGAAAGCGCGGCGCATTGAACCCGGGCTTGAGCCGTTGGCTCATGGGGTACCCGGCCGCGTGGGCCTCCTGCGGGGCTACGGCAATGCGATCGTGCCGGCAGTCGCGGCGGAGTTCGTGATGGCCTACGAGGAGGCCTGCAGACCAGCATGAACGCACTCCTCAGTCTTCTCTTCGCTGCAGCGCTTGTCGTGTACCTCGTCTGGGTCTTCACGGGAGGCGGGCTGTGGTAGAGGCCGCTATTCAACCTTCAAGGCCGAAGTTTGAATACCAACGTGGCCTATCCAACGATGCGTACGTAAGCGTGAGGTGAGAGGGTGACGGATTCCAGACGTTGGCGGAAGGCACATTCGGTGCCGGAGTGGGACGAGCGGACGCGGCTCATTGCCTCGTTCATCCCAGAGGGAACGACGTCGGTGCTCGAGTTCGGCGCGTGGACGATGGAGCTCCGCAAGCACTTGCCGGACGGTTGTCGGTACACGCCGTGCGACATCGTCGACCGCGGTCCCAGGACGATCGTCTGCGACCTCAATGCGGAGACGCTGCCGGAGTTTCCTTCGCACGACGTAGCCGTGTTCAGCGGGGTGCTCGAGTACGTCTACGACGTCCCGCGGCTTCTCGACGCGCTGTCGAACGTGGTGTCGACGGTCATCGCGTCGTACGCCGTAGCGGAGGGTGCCCGGGCGCACCCGGAGGTCCGTGCCGAGAACAACTGGGTCAATGCCTACACGCGGGCGGACCTGCTCCATCTCTTCGAGGCTGCGGGCTTCTCGTGCGTGCGCTTCGTTGGGAAGTGGGGCACGCAGCCAATCGTCCGTGGGGAGCGGTGGTGAGGAAGCCTGCCGTGGTTGCCGTTTTGACGGTTTCCCTCCTTCTCGCCTCCGCGGCGAAGCGGCATCCGTACAGGGAGCGTAATGGCCAGGGCCCTCGGCGTCGTTGACCGTGCGGCAGTCGCCGACCCCGAAGGCCGCGACGAGATCGCAGCGCTCGAGGAACTTGCCGCGTGCGACGACCTCACGTTCGAGGAGTTCTACGAGCACGTCTTCAGCATCGGCTACTACGAAGAGGAAGGCGTGTTCGGTATGGGCGCCCACCATCGCGAGTGGTGTCGGCGCCTGCCGGGCTCGAACCTGACGACGACGATCGCGCCGCGCGGCTCGCTCAAGTCGACGCTCTTCCGCGCGTACGTCGCCTACCTCGTCTGGCAGATCCCGGTGTGGGGCCGCAACATCGAGGTCTTGTACTTCAGCTACATCCAGAAGTTTGCCGGCCAGCACACGGAGAAGGCGAAGCAGTACATCGACGCGAACCCGCTCTACGCCATGCGCGGCATCCGGTCGCTCCGGGCGGGGAAGACGATGCTGAAGTACGTCGACCGCCGCACGGGCAAGCGTCTTACATGCGCCCCGGTCGGCATGATGGCGTTCAAGCGCGGTCTCCGCGGCGACGTGCTTCTCCTCGACGACGTGCTCTCCGATCCCCGCAAGCCGCTTGACGTCAGCCAGATTGCCAAGATCACGAAGATCTTCAAGGAGGAGATCCGGAAGATCGCGAAGGTGGCAGCCGACGGGGTGCCGCGGTCGCAGATCCACATCGCGGGGACGCCGCAGGACGAGACGGACTTGCTGTTCGACATGCGGAAGAACCCGAAGTGCGACTGGCGGATCTATCCAGCGGTCAACGAGAACGGGCGACTCCTTTGGCCGGAGGTGCTCACGCCGGCGCTGCTGTCGGAGGACTTGCAGGCGATGGGCCGCATCGCGTTTGCGAAGGAAATGCTCTGCCGGCCGGCGCGGTCGGTCGATGGGTTCTTCCAGCGTGCCGACTTCAACGGCCTCATCGTCACGCCGCGCACGGACCGCTACCCGGAGTTCGGCGGCTTTGTCGTCGGAGGGTGGGACCTTGGGAAGAAGCGGCACCCGGCCCACATCTCGCTCCTGCGCCGCTTGCCTGACGGCCACCTGTGGCAGCGGCGGTCGGTGTGGATGGACGGCTGGGAGTACAGCCAGCAGCTCGAGCTCGTGAAACGCTTGATCGCCAAGTACCACATCCGCTCGTTCGCGTACGACAACACGCGCGGGGAGCTCGAGGCGCTTGCCGAGCGGAATGAGCTCCCGCGGCAGATGGTGCCGATTGTCCTCTCCAGCCGGAACGAGTGGAAGATGGCAACGGACTTCGACATCGAAGTCACGAATCGCCGTCTGCATCTGTTGGATGAGGCGAATGACGACGGCTACGACCGTCAGCTGGAGCAGATCCTCGCGGTGGACGGGGCGCTTGATGCAATGGAGACGCCGTACGGCCACGGCGATTCGTTCTGGTCGAACGCACTGGCCGTCTTCGCAGCGAAGACCGTGGGGCAGTCGCGGGGATGGATCGACCTCTACTTCCGCGGTCTGGTGAAGGAGCGAGCGTGACGGACGAGGCGAGACGACGGCCGGGCGCTGCTGAACTGGTGGGACGCTTGGGCAGAGAGGGGCGTGTAGCGCGTACCGACGCAGGGATCTACTTGCCGAGCGGCGCGCAGATGGGCACACGCGACCCTCTGTCGAAGCAGCGTCCGCTTGGCGTTCCCGAGTGGCTCCACGACCCCGCATCGCTCACCGCTCTCTACGAGGGCGTCTTCATCTGTGGCCACGTCGCCGACATGATGAGCGAGGACCTCGTCAAGCCGGGGATCACGGTCGAGTTCGAAGGCCAAGCAGAGAGCCCCGATCTGCAGGCGCTCTCGCAGACGATCCAGCTCTACCTCGAGGACCGCGGCTGCAAGGAGTACCTGAAGACGACGCTGTGCGACGAGGTCGTCTACGGCGCCGGCCTGGCCGGCCTGGGATTCTCCCAGCGCAGCGGCAAGGCTGACCCGGCGAAGCCGATCAAGCTCGACCAGATCAAGGAGTTGCGGTACATCGAGCGGTTGCCGCGCGACGGGCGCTTCAGCAAGGTCATCCCCGACACGGACGAGGAATCCGACACGTACGGCCAACCGGCGGCGTTCCGGATCAAGCGTCTGTCCGGCGACGAGGTCGACCTGCACACCACGAGAGCTCTCTTCTTCCTCACGCGGCCGCGGATCGGATCGGCCCTCGGGATGTCGTTCTACGCCCGTTTCTGGACGGTGGCCCAGCTCATCGAGAACACGATCTGGTCGCTTGGCCAGACGGCGTTCAACATGGCGACCCGCACGGTCAAGAGCAAGTTCCTGATGGACAACATGCAGGACAGGCTGAACTTCATGGACGAGATCGAGGCCAAGTTCAACAGCCTGTCGGTGATCGTGCTCGACACAGACGAGGAGATGACGTCGATCTCGAATGCCCCGGGCGACCTCGGATGGTTTGTCGACTGGGTGTGGGACGTCCTTGGCGCGGCGACGCGCATCAACAAAGCGCGGATCCTCGGCGCTCAGACGGGCGAACTCGCGAGCGCGATGAGCGATCTGCAGCGGTACTACGACTACGTGGCCGCGCGGCAAGAGGCGTACATGCGCCAGCAGATCCGCTACCTCGTGCAGGTTGTCCTCGCGACCGACACGCTGCAAGCCGAGAAGGGATGGAAGGCGGACTTGAAGTTCCGCGTCAAGTTCAACCCGGCGGAAACGCTGACTCGGCTCGAGCAGGAAGACCTCGAGGTCAAGCACACGCTGGCCGTACAGCAACGCGCACAGGCGCTCCAGTCGATCTCGTCGGCGCTTATGAACATGGTCGACATCGGAGTGCAGCCCGAGACGATCGAGGCGCTTCTGAATGGCGATCTGTCGAAGTTGACGTTGATGGAGGAGCTGTTCGCCGAGATGCCGACGGAGGGGTAGCCGAGAGAAATGATGGAGGGGCCGATGGTGAGGGGAGAGACGACCAAGGCCGGCGGGAAGACGCGGGTGGCGATTCTCGTCGACGTGCGCGGCTGGGCGCTCGAGCACATCGCAAACGACCTCGTTCGCTGGTTTGGCGACTGCGAGTTCGACATCGACGTTATCTCGTGGGTCGAGGACATGGGCCCGCTCTCCTCGTCCGCGCAGCGCGAGCGGCTCAGGAGCTACGACGTCCTCTGGCCGTTCTGCCTGTACGAGGCGGTCAAGGTCTACGGCCTTGGCTTCAAGCGGTACATCACCACCGTCCACATGGCGCCCGTCGAGGCGAAGGTCGACACGGAGACGCCGTTCTCGCTTTACTGGCCGAACTTCCGTGAGGCTGGCCTCGCTGCGACGGCGCTCTCGACGATCTGCCCACCACTCATGAAGCTCTGGGGGCCCGCGCGCAACGGCGACGTGACGCGCGTCGTCGTCGGCGGGGATCCGGCGATGTTCTACCCGCCGTGGAATCCGCCAGGAGCGTTGGTTGACAAGGACCTTGCAGCTAGAGGAAGGGCGCTCGAACTGGTACGGGATGGGCAAGGCACACACCGAGTCCTGCGTGTCGGATGGATTGGCAACCCTCAGAAGCCCTACAAGCGGTACGAGATCGTCCAGGAGGCCATGGCGGGTCTCCCGGGCGCGGCGTTGCGGCCGATCATCTGGTACGGCGTCGGGCACACGATTCCGCGGACCCGTGCCCAGATGGCCGACTACTACCGCAACGAGATCGATGTCTACGTGTGCACGAGCGACCACGAGGGTCTTCCTACGCCGGCGGTCGAGTGCTCGCTGTGCGGGCTGCCCGTTGTGTCGGTGCGCACCGGCATCACGTCGGAGATCGTCGAGGACTGGAAGTCAGGTTTCCTCATCGATCAGACGGCATTGGACCTGCGAGGCGCGCTCGTGCAGCTCGGCGGACAGGAAGGCCTGCTGGATGAGATGGGGCGAGCCATAGAGGTCAAGGCGCGCCCGTACCAGTGGCCGAACGCAATCGGCGCGTGGCTTGAGTTCCTGCGTGAGGGAGCACGTCGCTTAGACGGAGGTTCCCGTGCCTGACGACCTCCGAGACCAAGTGACGGTGTTCGTCCTGACGGTCGGAGAGCCGACGCTGCTTGAGTGTCTCATCGCGCTTGATCGCCAGGAGACGAAGGTCCGCGTCGAGCGGATCGAGAACGTCGTCCCGATGGATCGAGCGCTCCAGATGATGCTCGACCGCTGTCAGACGCCGTACTTCGTGCAGGTCGACGCCGACATGATCCTCTACCCGGACGCGATTCGGCGCCTGTACCGGTCGATCGTTGCCCAGCCGCCAAACGTGTACCAGTTCCTCATCTCGCTTCGCGACGAGCACCTGGAGCGTGACATCCTCGGGGTGCGCATCGTGCGTCATGCGATCGCGGCGAAGTACCCGTTTCGCCCCGTGCAGGGATGCGAGACCGATCAGTTCCGCCGGGCGCATGCTGATGGCTACACGACGGTGGCGAAGATCGGCCAAGGGATCGGCCCAGCGGGCATTCACAGAACGTCGCTGCTGCCGCGGGCGGTGTTCGAGCGGTACCGGACCTTGTTCCGGCGAGCCCGCAAGGACGAGGGGATCGAGTGGGTCAAGCCGTACGCGTCTACGTTCCTGCGACGGCTCATCGAAGATCCGAACGAGACGAACCTCTACGCCTGCCTCGGCGTCGTGGCAGGGCTTCTGGCGCCGCTCGACGTAGAGGAGGGGGAGAAGAACGCTGCCGTGGTGCCAGACGAGCTCCGGAGGCTCTACGACCACTTCGAGGGGGTGTTTAGGTAATGCAGCGTGTGGTGGTGGTCGGCGGCCTTCATCCAGAGGGCGCGCCGAGCGAGCGGATGGGGACAAAGGAGCGGTGGTACGCGCATTCGATCTGCGGGTCGACCTACGGGATCGCGGCCGCGCTCTCGCAGCACGGGTTCGACGCGTACCCATTCAAGGGCTTCCGCGATCGCGAGCCGTTCGACACGGCCGACGTGCTGTTCGTGTCCGAGTGGAACCTCGCCGAGTACGTCGAGGAGTACGGCCTGTGGGACTTCGCGAAGAAGCCGGCCGTGCTCTTGCTCCACAGCGACTCGCCGGGGCGGAGACACTCGCGGAGCGAACTCCTTGGGATGTACCGCGGGATCTGCTTCACGCGGGCGGAAGCGCTGGAGAAGTTCAACAAGGAGCTGTGCACGCTGACGCTTCGCCTTTCATCATGGCTGTTGCCCCGCTGGGTCGCCGAGTGGGGCTTCCCCGACTGGTGGACGTTCCCGCCCGAGCAGCCGAACCCGTACGCACCGGGGACCAAGAACATCGTCTACGCCGGCCGCCTGACGGCGAACCACCGGGTCTATCAGTTGATTCAGGAGGTTGCGCATGCGTTCCGGTACGCGACTGTGTGGGTCATCGCGAACGTCGAACCCGGGCACGAGGTCATTGAGCACGACCTCGCGCAGATCCCCAACGTACGGTTCCTCGGCCGGATGCCCCACGGCACGTTCCAGCACTACCTGTACTACGCTGACGTCGCGCTCGACTCAGGCACGGCCGGCGCAGCTCGGCTCGTCAACAACTGCAAGCTCTGGGATTACCTCTCCTGCGGCGTTCCCGTGGTCCTCGACGGTGCGACTGGCGGGGACGAGCTCATCAAGGCCACGGGTTTGGGGACGATCGTTCCCCGGGACGACTACCTGGCCTACGTGTGCGCCGTGGAGAGCTACCTCAAGGATCCCGTGGGGCGCGTGATGCGCGACGGTGCGATCCGTTTCATGAAGGAGAACCACACCTGGTCGGCGACCGTCTCCCGCTGGGTGGAGGACTTCCGAAAGGTGGTGGCCTAGATGAGGTTCATGAACAGCGAGGACGGGAAGAACTTCCTTGCGATCGTTGATCGGGAAGATGCGATACCTGGGAACATCGAAACGCTTCAGTCGAAGCTGACCGCAGCAGCGCAGTACCTCAGGGCAAACCCTGGCGCGGTGGAAGTTGCCGTCATCGTAGGGACAAAGCGAGAGGCTGTGTGATGCTTCGTATCCTCCAGCACGGCTGCTTTGGCACCCGCAATTACGGCGATGAGCGCAGTGCCCTTGCGGTGCGGACGCTCGTCCGGCAGACGTACCCCGACGCCGAGTTCTACCTCGTTGGCTCGGACGCGGCTGCGATTCAGAAGGAGCACAAGGACGTCGCCGACTGGGCCACGCGCGACAACTGGCCGAAGGTCGAGGCCCTAATGGCCAAGGCCGACCTCTGGATCTACGGCCCCGGGACCGTGCTCGGCCCGAACGTCATGCCGCGGACGCTCGATCTCGTGGCGATGGGCAAGCCGTTCATCATCTGGGGTGCCGGGGCGTGGGACATGATCCCGCCGGACTCCGATGGCGCGAAGGTCGTCCAGGCTGCGTCGGCAATCTCCGTACGAGACGAATTCGCGTTCCGTGCCGTGTGCAAGCACGCTACGCCTCCGGTGCTCATTCCCGACCCGATGTTTGGCGAGGCGATCAGCGGTTTCCCGCGGACGACATGGGCGGTCACTGTCTCGTGGCACCTGGATCGACAGCCGGAGGCGCTTCAGGAGCGGGTCCTTGATGTGCTCGCCGATGTGGTTCGTACGAGCTGCCATGAGTGGATTGCTCTTCCGGCCAGCTGGTCTGAGACCACCGACTGGGACAACGATCATGCCCTGCATCGTAGGCTGGCCCAGCGCGTGCCTCTGGAGCTTGTCTGGCCTCAGAGCTTCGAGCACCTGCGGCAGATCCTTGCCAACGTCGAGCTGATCGTGACGAGTCGCCTTCACATGGCGATCCCGGTCCTCGGCGGTGGTGGACGTGCAGTGCTCTTCGGTCAGCCGAAGTGCGAGGCAATGGCGCAGTACCTCGACGTGGGGTACGCCGGCGGCTACGAAGAGATGACGCGAGAGTCTGTCTGCGCCGCTGCGGCTCCCCGCTACGAGGCTTTGTACTTCGCGATGCCAGAGAGGCAGCTGCACAGCGCCGGCCGCATGCGCGCCTTCATCGAGCGCTCGCTCGCCGGCAAGACGTCTTCCCGGGAAGGCGGTGCGGCGTGAAGATCCTCGTCACCGCCACGATAGCGCTTGGGATCGCACTCGCAGTTGGCATGAAGGCGCGAGACGCAGGGATGGTCTGGGTCTTCACGGTTCTCGGCCTCATCACTTTCAACCTGCTGTGGGAGATCACGCGGCCGAGGTTCAAGAGGAGATCGAATCAGAAAGCCGGGGTGAAGCACCAATGAGCGATCGGCCGCACGGCAGCGTGACCATCGGCGATCACTTCAGGGACGGTGGCTGGATCGACCCCACGCCGTGTGGCGACGTGACGATCGGCGACTACGTCGTCTTCGGGGAGGGCGCGCGGATCATTCGGCACTGTCCGATACGCCCATTCAAGTACGACCACGTGACGATCGGCGACTTCTGCTACATCGGGGACGGGGCCAGGATCCTCCTCGGCGCCGAGATCGGCAAGGGCTGTGTCGTAGGAGCTGCGGCCGTGGTCACGGGGCGAGTGCCGCCGTACTCGATCGTTGCGGGCAACCCGGCGCGCGTGATTCGCCGGCGCGACGCGTACGAGATGCTGCGCACGTTCGTGCTCAAGTACCGAGATCCCTGCCCTGTGTCGTTGGGGATGAGGGATCCGGATTGGAGCCTGCTCAGCATCGAGGACGTGCGGTATCTGCTTCTGGATCCGCCCTACGACTACCAGGCAGCGGTAGGGCTGTGCGAAGCTGGCGACGTGCAGGCGGTCGTCGCCTTCTACAGGACGTGGACGCGGCCGTAAGCCGCGAAGACGGCAAGACGGGAAAGCAAGAAGGGGGCTCGAACCACATGAACAAGGAGTGGATGTTCGCATTGGGGTGGACCGCGGCCGCGTTCGCGGCGCTGATGTTGATCACGGTCGCTACGACTCCACCGCCGGCGCAGGTGTATGAGATCACCAAGGAGGCAGCGCCCCTCGATGAATCGGCGATCGCTGCCCAGGTGCAGGTGGCCGTGGCTCTCGAGGCTCAGGCGTTGCGCGCGGAAGCAGCGGAGCGGGAAGCGGCGGCCGACGAGCGTGCTCTCGCGGCTGAGGCAAGGCTCGCCGCTGTCGTCTCCAGCCAGGCGGGAGCAGCGGCACAGGCCGTAGCGGCGATCGACAACCGCGTGATCGTGCTCGAGGACAGCAAGATCGGCGCGGAGAAGGCAACGACGAACCTGACCGAGACCGTCCGCGAGATCCGCCGCGTTCCGGCGATCGTCGTTGCGCTGGCCTGGATCGGCGGGCTTGGGGTGATCGTGGGCGGCGCCGCGGTCGGGATCGTCTATTGGCGCCGACGGAGGCTCGGGCATGCCTGAGATGAAGTGCCAGGCGGCCCTCATCGCCGCGATCGATGCGATGGACACGCTGCCGTCGACCCGGGAGGAGAAACAGGCCCTGGTCGACGAGTGGCGTGAGAAGGAGCGCGGGCTCCACAAGCGGAAGTCCGAGGGCGAAGTCTGCTCTCGGATGATCACGGTCGAAGAGATCGATTCGATCCTGCGAACGCAGCACATCCGGCTTGCCGAGAAGACGGGAAGGCGGCAAGCCAGGGCGCCGTCTAGCCTGCAGGAAGGCGGTCCATGGAAACGCGTGTCCAAGGTGCACGGGCCGGGGTGCCGCAACACGCCGGATGCGGTGAGCGTGACCCGTGCCGGGCAGGTGAGCTTCCCCATTGCGATGGTCGAGCGGCGAGGACTCAGCGGAGTCAGCAGTGTTGTGCTCTACCGCGCCGGACTGAAAGTTCGGGTCGAGATGCTGCGCGATAGGACTGGTGACTTCATCGTGAGCTTCGCCGACCAGCGTCAGGTCCGCTGCAAGCGGCTGATCGAGGCGATGGGGGTGACGCCAGGGCGGTACCCGATGACCGTCGTGAAGGAGAAGCCGTTCACCGTGGAGATCGACTTCGCGGCGCGCATCGGAGATCTCGTCTACACGGGCGGGAGAACTGGCGGGAGGAGGAACCATGCAGGATGAGCATGGTGACGTTCCTGCTCGCACCGTCATCGTCCTTGCCGGCGGTCCGGATGCGCTGGACCACCTCACGCTCGAGCTTCAGCCTGGCGTGCGGGCGATCGACCGGCTGTGGATCGTGGCGGAGAAGTCCGGGTACACGCGCCTGTGCATCGTGGTGAGCGAGACGGCGGCGCCGAAGCTCCTCGTGCTGCAGCGTGAGGGGCGGCTCCCGCGGGCGACGCAGATCGTCATCGACTACGACATGGTCGGCGAGCGGCACGCGCTGTCTCTCCTGTGGGAGTTTCGCGACCAGGATGCGCTTGTCGTGCCGTCGTATGCCTACCTCACGGATGTGTCGGAGCTCGATGAGCTGCGGTCGAATGTCGTGGGGATCCTGGTGAGCGGCAGTCCGTGCGTTGTCGACGGTGCGGAGCGCCTGTTCTCGGACGGGCCGTTCTTCGTCGGCGCCGTGCGGGTGCACGAGTGCCCGCGCTTCTGGTCGATCATGGCCAAGGACGACGGAGAACCGACGCTCCTCGGCGGCCTTCGCGCGCTGCCCAACGATCTCGTCGAGATCTTCGACAAGGGCAGAACGTCGTGGGGACGGCTGGACCAAGCGAATGCGGGTCTAGCCCAACGGCTGGACGAACGCACGTTCCAGCGTTGGTAAGACGAGAAGCCGGGAAGACGGCAAAGGGGGAATTGTGAGGATCCTCGTGACAGGCGGCGCGGGGTTCATTGGATCGAGGCTGGTGCGGAAGCTGGCGGATGAAGGCCACCTCGTCGCAGTGGTGGACGACTTCTCCACGGGGAAGAGCGAGCGCCTGGACGACCTCGAGGGGCGGCAGGTGAACACGGCGGTCATGGACGTCGCGGACGCTCCGGCGTTGGAGGAGCTGGTGTCGCTTCTCCGCATCGAGGTCATTTTCCACCTGGCGGCGGTCTCCGACGTGCAGACGTGCGAGGAGAAGCGTGCGCGGGCGGTGGCCGTGAACGTCATGGGTACGGCGGCGGTGTTTCGAGCGGCGCAGCGCGTCCCGAGCGTGGAGCGGATCGTCTTCTCCTCGTCCGCGGCGGTGTACGGCAACCTGGAGCCTTCCGCGGGCGGGCACATGGAAGTGGCGCAGCGGGGAAGTCCGGCCGGAGTGTACGGGTGGACGAAGTCGTGGGACGAGTACCTTCTCACCCCAGAGCGCGCGGACTGCGTCACGGCAGTTCTGCGCTTCGGCAACGTCTACGGAGCGCACGATGCGGCCGGCGTCATCCCCGCGTTCTTCAAGGCGGCAGAGGCGGGCGCTCCGTTGGTCATCTACGGGTCCGGGCGACAGACCCGCGACTTCGTCCACGTCGACGACATCGTTGCGGCCCTCTACCGATGCGCGGTGTGTCCGGCGAGCAGGCTACCGAGCACATGGAACGTGGCCGGTGGCCGTCCGACATCGGTCAACGAGCTTGCGGACTGGTTTGCGCGAGCGTACCCAGGCCTAGAAGTGAGGCACGAGCCGTGGCGCGAAGGGGACATCCAGGACAGCCTGCTCAATCCGGACCTCATCGAGACCGAGATTGGGTTCAGGACGCAGATCGACCTAGCGGAAGGCCTTTCCCGCATGAAGGAGGAACTCGACCGTGAGCGATGCTGCCAAGCGTAACCGGCGGAAGATCCTGAAGGAGACGGTGCAGCGCAGCTGCAAGGCCTACGGCGGGTACGTGAACACGAAGAACGCTCTCGAGGTGCAGTTCCTCGCGGAGCGTATCGTTCTTGATCTGGAGCAGGTGGCGACGATCACGCTTGGTCCCGAGAGTGAGGCCAGGAAGACGGCATCACGGGAACCCGCCTTGGCGGCGTAGCGGCAAGCGCGGTAGGATCGGCGGGGCAATCATGATGGAGGCCGAGCCATGCGACAGGACACCACGGAGCGATGCGATCGCGGCCACGTTCACGTGGTCACGTCGCAGGTGTACTGTGACTTCTGCGGTGGCCTCATCGTCACCGAGCAGCCGGGGAGGCTCGACATCTTCGGCCGCGGCGAGTCCTCCGAGATGAAGCTCGTGTACCCGGCGTCCGATGGGCGGGTATACATCACCGTCACGTACAGTCCGGTGTTGCAGCAGCCGAAGGTCGTCAAATTCGAGTTCTGTTGCATGTCTCACGTGCTTCGGTTCTTCCGGGACGCTCGGTTCGGCCAGATGCCGCAGGACGAGATCGAGATCAATCTCCCGTACGGTGCGCTCCTCATGAGCGCCGTACAGGAGCCATCGGTCGAAGAGCCGACGAGCCAGGAACCGGGCGACACGGCGCGCGGCAAAGGAGCCTAGACGTGAGCAGTCCGACGTTGGGCATCGTGATCCCCGTTCACATCCTGCCGGAGGATCGCGTGCGCCTTCACGCGCTGTGCTGCGTCCTGGATGAGGTGGCAAGCCAGATCAAGGACGAGGACAGCGTGGTGCTCGCGGCGGCCGACGACCAGTGGTGGCTCACTCACGTCGTGGCGTTCACCAAGGACGATGTCCGCTGCCGAATCCTTGATTGCCGACGCGACGACGAGGTCGGCCGCGGATGGCGCCTCGCCTCGCAGCGCAATGCCGGTGTCGAGGCACTGCCCGGGCGCGACGCGTACGTGTTCCTCGATGCCGACTGCTTGCCGGCGAAGACCTGGCTGAGCGTCTATCGTGACAGCCTCGAGTGGGAGCCCGGTGTCGTGTTCGGGCGAACAGACCACGAACAGGCAAACGGCACGGTGGAACGCGACCCTCGCTCTTCCCACATGCGGTGGAGGCCATTCGGCCCCAGCTTGCGGCGGGAGGCGTGTCTGTTCGAGCGCGGCGGCGGCGGGAACATGATGATCACCGCAGCCACATTCCGCGACGTGGGACCGTTCGACGAGGCCTACGATGGAGGCTTTGGCTGGGAAGAGACCGACTATGCAGTCCGTGCCTACCAGATGGGCGCTGAGGTCCTCTACTGTGAGACTGCCCAGGTAACCCACCTCTACCATCCGCGCGGGCGCGACCACTTCTCGAACATCGAGCGCAACCGCGTGCTGTTCACGTCGCGCACCAAGCTCTTCGCGGGAGCGCGGGCATGAGCGACAGGATGGCCCTCCTCACAACGCTCCTTGCCGACGTCAAAGCCGTCAACGACGTCTACGACGCAGTGTTCGACGCTGACGAGCCTACGACGCAGCGAGTCCGGCGCCGGCGCGTGCGGGGCGTTCGGTTCCCGACGACCTACGCCGCGAAGTACATGACCTACCTGCGCGGCCTCATCAAAGACCAGAAGGCCCTCGTCGCGGCCGCGCTCGAGACGGAGCTCTACCCGGCGGTCGAACGTTGGGAGCGCGAGCGGCGGACGGACGCCGAGGGCGCCGTTGAGGTGCGCTCCGACGACCTTGCCGACGTCCTCGCCATCCTCGAGCGCCTGAAGGAGCTCATGACCTCGTCGCTCGACGAGGCCATCATTGAGCAGCAGGTGTACGAGTACGCGCGCGAGATCCTCGGCTACTCCGAGCGGCAGTGGAAAAAGACGATCAAGTCGATTGTCGGGATCGATCCGCTCATCCGGAACGCCCGACTCCTCGAGATCGTCCAGGCCCACGTGAAGCAGCAGGTGTCGCTCATCAAGACCATCCCGCAGACCTACTTCACCGACATCGAGCGCGTGGTCCTGAACGGCATGCGCAAAGGCGCGATGCTGAAGGACATCAAGACGGGGATCCAGGCGGTGTACCCCGTCACGTGGAAGCGTGCCGGGATCATCGCCCGGGACCAGTGCGGGTCGTTCATGGCCGCGGTGTCGGACGACCAGTGGAAGCAGGCCGGGCTGAAGACCTACATCTGGCGGAACATGGGCGACGAGCGCGTGCGGGGCAACCCGAACGGCCGGTACCCACGGGCGAGGCCGTCGCATTGGGAGCGCGAGGGCCAGGTGTACTCGGTCGACGAGCCTCCCGAGGGCGGGCACCCCGGCGAGGCCATCCTCTGCCGTTGCTTCCGCGAGGTCGTCGAAGAAGAGGTCCTGTCCGCGTACAAGGCGCCGCGGCAGACTCGGCAGCGCGTGTCGATCCTGTCTTGACGGGATAGCGGGAAGCCGTCTGTCCGGCGAGACAGCAAGCAGGGAAAGGGGCTTACCGTGAAACGTCGCAGACGAAGACTCTCGATCGATTGGCGATCGTTCCGAACACTGTCCACGTCGAGTTCTGTCACGAGCCGCATCTACTGGCGCGGCCGCTGGACGCCGTTCGTGTGGGTCGAAGTGCTCGTTGCTGGACGGTGAGCATGGACTTGACCGTTCACACCGTGGCGATCGACGCCGTCAAGCGCGACCCGCAGAACGCCCGCGTGCATGATCGGGCTCAGATCCATCTTCTCCAGGGCCTACTCGAGAAGTTCGGCCAGCGTGTTCCGATCGTCGTGAACCAGCGAACGGGCTTCATCGAGAAGGGCAACGGCCTGCACGAGGCGGCCGAGGGCCTGGGGTGGCCGACCATCCAGGTGGTGTACGCCGACGACGACGAAGCGACGGCGATGGCCTTTGCCCTGGCCGACAACCGCTCGGGAGAGCTGTCGTGGTTCGACGAGACGATCGTGCAGGGCCAGTTGAAGGCGCTCCTCGACGACGGGTTCGAGATCGAAGTCCTTGGCTTCGACATCGATGAGATTGAGACGATCGACTCGGCGGCCGAGCGGATCCCGCCGGCACCGACCGAGCGCGCCGCCGAGCTCGAGGCCAAGTGGCGGGTCGAGCCCGGCCAGGTCTGGGAGGCACCCTCAAAAGTGAGGGATGGGGTTTCGCACCGGGTGATGTGCGGCGACGCTTGCGACGAAAGCCACGTGAAGACGTTACTTGCGAATGCTGACATCGCGCTCATGATGACCGACCCTCCCTACGGGGTGGAGTACGACAGCGGATGGCGGGAGGAGGCCCTTGGCGGCGGTACCCAGACCGTGGGAACCATCCAGAATGACAACCGATCCGACTGGTCGGAAGCATGGCCGCTCTGGCGGGCCCCGATCCTCTATGTCTGGCACGCCGGCATCTACGCCCACGTCGTGGCAGAGGGTCTCATTCGCTGTGGGTACGCCTTGCGCTCGCAGATCATCTGGGTCAAACAGGCGCCAGTCCTCTCTCGTGGCCACTACCACTGGCGGCACGAGCCGTGCTGGTACGCGGTGCGTGACGGGGAGACGGCATCCTGGGAGGGCGACCGCCGGCAGACGACCGTGTGGGAGGTTGCGAACCGTGGCGCCGCTGCCCGGAGCCAGGACGAGCTCGACGTGTTCGACGGCGGGCACGTCTCCCAGAAGCCGGCCGACCTGTACCTGCGAGCGTTCCGCAACCACACCAAGCCTGGCGAGATCGTTGCCGATGCGTTCCTGGGTACGGGGACGGCGCTGGCGGCAGCTGAGGCGATCGGCCGCGTTGGCGTTGGAATGGAGATCGATCCGCGCTTCGTCGCGGTAACGCTCGAGCGCCTCTCCGAGATGGGGCTCACACCGCGGCTGGTGCTACCGTCAGGCAGCGAGGGCGAGAGCGATCGCGCCGCCCATGAAGAGGTAGAGCAGGACGAAGATCGAGCCGATCACGATGGCGGTGATTCCGCAGCCCTTCGTGTCGTTCCGGCTGACGCCGATGCTTCCAAGGATGATCCCGAGCACGTTGAAGAAGAAGAGGGCGCTCGCCGCGAGTGACGGTACCTGCGAGAACCCGGCGCCGGCAACCACACAGATGAGCCCGAGGAGGCCGTAGCCGACCTTCTTCTCGCCCTTCGCGGCGGGACTCTCCACGCGTTTCTCTTCCATCCGCCGCTGAGCACGTTCCATCTCTTCGAACGAGTCGAACCGTGACATGGGACGAGTATACAAATCTACACGCCCCGTGTCTACGGCTCAGGCGCGCCGAGGATCTGCCGGGCCACATCGTCGGCGGAGTCGCGGTAGAGGAGCAGGAGCGCGTCGACGATGCGCGACTTCGACGCGACCGAGCGGGGGAGCGCGGGGCGGTCCTTGGAGCCGCGCCGCAGCTCGCGGTGCAGGTCCTCGAGGCAGTCGCGGGCCTCCGGGGTGAGGTAGAGCGTCTCTTTCTCAGTCAGACCGACGTCGGCCGTCGCTGTCGTGGCGGATGGCTTCTCGAACATCGAGTCGATGCCCGATTCCGACAAGGACGCGCGTTTAGGCATGGCGGATGACCTCCTTCGCGAGGTGAACGTACGCCTTCGCGCCCTGGGAGCGCGGGGCGTAGGAGAGGATCGAACGGCGCAAGAGCGGCGCCTCGTTGAACCGCACCGTGCGGTAGACGGGCGGAAAGACTTGGCCGGGGAACTGCCGATGGAGTGCGTGGAGGACTTCCTTCGCGTGGAGCGTGCGGCGATCCATCATCGTCGGCAGGATCCCGAGGATCTGGAGCTTGGGATTGAGCGCGCGGGCGCGCTTCACGGTATCGGCGAGCAGGGCGAGCCCCTGCAACGCCAGGTACTCGGTTGCGACGGGGATCAGAACGTACTGCGCTGCGGCAAGGGCGTTGATTGCCAAGAGGCCGAGCGACGGCGGACAGTCGATTAGGATGTAGTCGTAGTTGAGACCGTGCAGGAGCGCGCCAAGACGCGCGGAGCGGTCCTTGCGTGTTGCGAGCTCGAGTTCGGCGGCCGCGAGGTTCTGGGACCCGACGAGCACGTCGAACCCCTCCTCGGCGCGGGCGATCGCGCTCTCGAGCGCCGACGGCCGGGCGAACGCCGAGTAGATGGTCTCGGCGGGCAGCGCCTCCCGGGCGACGCAGGACAGCGTCAGGCCGGCTTGCGGATCGAGGTCGACGCAGAGCACGCGCTTCCTCCGCTTGGCCAGCGCAGCGGCCAGCGTGACCGTCGTGGTCGTCTTCCCCACCCCGCCCTTCTGGTTCGCGATCGCGATCGTCGACATGACGGGTTGATGGTAACCCGCGAACGCGGGAAGGTGGGATGACGGGTGGCCGACATCGGCCGGACTTGGGTCGATCGAGGGGCGGTGGACGGCCGTCACGCTCCGGAGAGACACCTGTCCACTGCAGGCCCCAAAACCGGCCGATCGGGGCCAGGGTGGAGCCCCGTCGAGGCGTCCGAGGCGATCCGCGGGGCTCTAGAATCGATCGATCTACAACGCCCTATGGAATAGAGTGGCCATGAACGCCACTTATGGCCACACCGTACGGCTCTGCATTATCGTGTGCGTCACAACGCTTACCGAGATGGTGCACCGCTGAGAAGCAATCCTAGCCTGCGCTTGTGGCGTTGTCGCAACAATAGTGCGCTTTTGTTGCGACAGTTTGCCTCTTGACAATAACCCCGTGAGAGGTTATGGTGGTGCGAACACTCAACGGCGGGAGGCAGAGATGGTCGCACGGGATTCATGGCAAGATGTCACTGCTTCATCGAGGAACATCACAGAACCAAGTCCATCCAGTGAGAGAGGGGAGCCGGTCCGCGTTGGATCCGGTTTGAACGCACTCGAGCGCTACGGAGCCTCCGGTGCGGGCGGCCTCAAGCCGCCGTTGAGGGGAGAGGGGGCGGTCCTCCGGGGCCGTCCCCTCATTCCGTTCAATGGTGGGCGCCACGAGCTCGCCGAGCTGTTCGACGAGAGCGATGCGCTCGAGGAGGCCATCCAGATTGCCGAGTCGATGGAGCAGACGGCCAGCATGCGGAGTCTGAACCGCGGCCGCCGGCTGGTCGAGGAGCGGATCGCCGGTCTGCGGGGTGAGGGGTGATGGCACCGAAGGGAAGGATGTCGCGAGACGAGCTACTGGCTAGGCTAGAGGCTTGCAGCAAGCTGGAGCTGGTTCCTGGAATCCGAGAAGAGGTCCGCGTGCTCGCCGAGAAGATGGAGGAGCGACTCCGCGCGAACGAGCACAAGGGCCACTGGGCAGAATGCAGTGACGAGTACCTAGTCCGGCGGGCGATGGGTGAACTCAGCGAGCTCTCGGCGGCCGTGGCTAACTTCCGAGAGGCTGCGGACGATCCGGCGTCAGATGTACGAAGAGTTCAGGAGTTCGCCCGCCGTGTTCTCCACGAAGCAGCCGACGTAGCCAACTTCGTGATGATGCTGGCTGACAACGTGGGACGTGTAGAGGGGAAGATCGCTGGCTCGCGGGGTGAAGGGTAATGGACACATGCCAGACCTGCAAAGGTACCGGTGTTGTCCCTGCACACTACCACTGGCGTGGCGTGATCGGCGATGGGGAAGCGCCGTGTCCTGAGTGCGCCGAGCGAGCTGCGGAGATGAAGCGCTGGATCGACAACGCGAGCTACGAGGAGCTCCTGCGCAAATGGCGGTTCGCGGCGGCCGGAGACCCGTTCTTCCGACGAGACGTCGGCGAGTACTACTCCAAGAAGATGGCTGAGAGGCGGGCGGAGGTGGGCAACGCTGCTCACGTGGCAGCGAGCAAGGCGCTGGGGTGGTCCTGATGGCCGGGTTCACGATCAACATCGATCTGGACCGGAAGTGCAAGCGCTGCGGCAAGGGCGGAGCGACCGACAGCGGGTACTGCGTGCCCTGCATCACCAAGCGGATCCGCGAGGGGAAGTACGACCACATCCTCAAACCCGGGAAGAGCCCTGTGCGAAACGCTGCGGAGATCGCGAAGGAAGGCGGTGAGTCCTGATGGGCGCGACGAAGATAGAGTGGGCCACGGCTTCCTGGAACCCCGTGACGGGCTGCACGCCAGTCAGCGCGGCGTGTGACCACTGCTACGCAGCGCGGATGGCGAAGCGTCTCCGCGGGCGGTACGGATACCCTGCAGACGAACCGTTCCGGGTGACGCTGCATCCCGAGCGTCTCGAGGAACCACTGCACTGGAAGAATCCGCAGCGTGTGTTCGTCGTTAGCATGGGCGACCTGTTCCACGATGACGTTCAGCGAGACGACATCCTGCGCGTGTGGATGACGATGGCGCGGTGCCCACAGCACACGTTCCTCGTTCTCACCAAGCGCGCCGAGAGAATGCAGAGGCTCCTTTCGGAATGGTGGCCCCTTCCGAACGTCTTGGTCGGCGTGACGGCTGAGAACCAAGCCGCGGCGGACGAGCGAATCCCGCTCTTGCTCCAGACGCCGGCGGCAAAGCGGTTCGTGTCGTGCGAGCCGCTGCTCGGACCGATCGACGTCGCACCTTGGCTGTCTCGCTCATCTCAAGCCGGGCCTGATGGCCAGTTCAGTGACAGACTCGGACACCACGGATGCCTTCACTGGGTGATCGCCGGCGGCGAGACCGGCCCCGGTGCGCGACCGATGCACCCCGACTGGGCGCGAAGCCTGTGCGATCAGTCCCAGGTGGCAGGCGTTCCGTTCTTCTTCAAGAGCTGGGGCGACTGGGTATCGGAGGATCAAGCACATGGCCTCTGGCCGGAGAAGGCAAGCGGAGACCCCAAACTGAACGCACGGCAGGTCCATGCTTGGCCTGATGGGACCGCGAGCATTCGACACGGCAAGAAGGCCGCGGGACGGCTGCTCGACGGCTGCGAGTGGAACGAGTTCCCGGAGACCAAAGCGTGAGTGACGCCGCTTTCTTCAACTCCGACGCCGTCTGCCCTGTCTGCGCGTTCGACTCCGTCGGCACGCGGTACGTCGCGGCGGGTTCGGCGGTCGTGTTCGACTACGAAGCCCAGAAGGCATCTAGCTTCAGCCACATGCGCGTCGAGGCGGCCTTTCTCGAGCGGCGATGTCGGCGGTGCGGGTACCGCTGGCAGGAACTGCCGACGCAGCCGAAGCCGGCGCGGAAGAGGAAGGTGAAGGCGTGAACTGCAAACTTGTACTGGTCGACTGGCAGAATGAGAAGGGCGAGAGCATCTACAGCACGGAACTCGGTGCGGAGCTGTCAGTGGGCATGCTCCACGCAGGGACGACGTTTGACGTGGAGATCTCATTTCATGAACCGGACGCAGAGGCGGAGATCGTAGCCGCAATGCGCGATCACAACGCGTGTCCGGTATTCAAGCTATTGCCTGACAACACTGTCGACCGCTGCTATCGACGCCTGCTCTACCTAATCTACGATGAGGGAGACGGCTCGAGGACCATGGGCGAGGTACGGAAGCAGATCGTCGACGAGTTTGGCCAGGCCGTTGTCGATGAAATGGACGTTCGGTTGAACCTTTCGAAGCAATGACCGCGCAAGACCTGTTCACCGCCGTGTCGAACCCAGTCGCCGAGGCGATCCAGCAGGCGCTTCGTGTCGTGGCGGACCAGTGTGACGGAGCGATGGCGCTGGACGGCGCTGGGTTCAACAAGGCCGACGTGTACCTCGGGAAGACGCTTGCCGACCTGCCCACGGAGCGGTGGACACAGCGTCAGGCCGAGCGCGGCTGGAAGATCGTTCTGAAGTACCGTCGTCAGGTAGAGGCCGCCGGGCTCGACATCCTCAGCATTCCGTATCCCGACAGCACGACGCCGTGGGCGACGGACCCGGAGGCGATGCGGCGGATCTCGATCGACAACTCCGGCGAGGCGATTCGCTTGCGCTTCCCTTACGACCAGGTCCTCGTCGCTGCGGTGAAGACGATGCCTGGGCGGCACTGGTGCCAGGGCTCGCAGCAGTGGATCGTCCCGAAGACGGACGAACTGCTTCTCGGCCTTGAGGCGTTCGCCGACACGTTCGGGTTCACGATCGAGCCGGAGGTCGCGGCGTGGGTGGAGATGGCGCGAGAGCGGGCCCGCGTGCAGCCCGCGGAGGCGTGGTTCCCTGGAGAAGAGGCCATCCTGCCGCGTCAGGTGACCCTTGCCGGCGACGGCATGGCCGAGATGCGGTTCACCTACGACGAGCGGATTGTCGGGGCTGTCCGGCAGATCCCCGGGGCGCGGTGGGACAAGCTCGTGCGGGCGTGGCGGTTCAAGCTCATTCCCGGCGCAGTGAAGGTGCTCCAGGAGATCGCCGAGACCTACCAGTTCCAGATCGCGTCGGAGGTGCACGAGGCGATTGCGGCAGCCCTCGTCGAGCGCGAGGGGGCCAAGGCGGCCTCGCGGGCGATGGACGAGCCATTCACCGTCGCCGGCCTCGGCGGCACGCTCCGCCCGTTCCAGCGCGCCGGGGTGGCGTACGCGGCCAAGACCAAGCGCTGCTTCATCGCCGATGAAATGGGGCTTGGGAAGACGATCCAGGCGTTGGCGCTTCTCGAGCATCTGCACGCGTACCCGGCGCTCGTCGTGTGTCCGGCGTCGCTCAAGCTGAACTGGGTGCGCGAGGCCATCAAGTGGCTGCCGCGGGAGCGGTCGATCAAGACGATCGCGGGGACCAAGCGCGCGGCGAGCTACGAGGCCGACGTTCTCGTGGTCAACTACGACATCCTCTCGAATCACAAGGACGCGCTCGCGAAGGCCGGTCTGAAGGCTGTCGTGTTCGATGAGGGCCACTACTTGAAGAACGGTCGTGCGGTCCGGTCGAAGGCGGCGCGGTCGATCGCCGCGCACGCCGATATCCGCCTTGCGCTCACGGGGACCCCGGTGCTCAACCGCCCGGTCGAGCTGATCAGCCAGCTCTCTGTGCTCGGACGGCTTGACGAGTTCGGCGGCTTCTGGCCGTTTGCCAAGCGGTACTGCGACGCGTACCAGGGGCCGCACGGGTGGGACCTCTCCGGTGCGTCGAACCTCGAGGAGTTGAATACCAGACTGCGTGAAACGTGCTACATCCGCCGGAACAAGGCCGACGTGCTGTCCGAGCTGCCCGCGAAGCAACGATCGATGGTCGAGGTCGAACTCTCGAACCTCACTGAGTACCGGGCAGCCGAGGCCGACGTGATCGCCTGGCTGCGCGACAACGCGTCGGAGGAGAAGGCGGCGCGCGCGACGAAGGCCGAGCAGATGGTCAAGATCGAGGTCCTCAAGCGCCTGTCGGCCGAGGGGAAGATCCCTGCCGTCGTCGAGTGGGTCGAGAACATGCTTGAGGCCGGAGAGAAGCTCGTCCTCTTCGCTCATCACGTCGATGTGCAGAAGGCGCTCCTCGAGCGGTTCGACGGCGCCGCCCACGTGCTCGGTGAGGACGACGGGGCGACACGGCAGCGTAACGTGGATCGGTTCCAGAGCGACGCCCGCTGCAGACTCATTGTCTGCTCGCTCAAGGCCGCCGGCGTGGGGATCACCCTCACCGCAGCGTCGAACGTCGCCTTCTGCGAGCTCGGCTGGACGCCGGCGGACCACGACCAGGCAGAGGATCGACTTCACCGTATCGGCCAGACCGACTCGGTGAACTGCTGGTATCTGGTTGGCAAGGGGACGATCGACGAGCGGATTGCCAAGCTGATCGACGAGAAGCGCGCCGTCGTCGACGCTGCAACCGAGGGCGGGGAGGCAGATGGGACAAGCATCCTCGGCGGCTTGGTGTCGTCGATGGTGGGGGAGTTGTCGGATAACCTCTTGTGAGGTTATGATGGTGAGTGGAGGTGGCAATGGTTCAAGGGGCTCAGGCTGTCGCAACGGAGGAGACGGGGGCGCTGTACGTCGCAGCGCTGCGGGTGAAGAACCTGAAAGGCATCAAGGAGGCTGAGGCGCAGCTTCCGCACGGTGGACTGATCATCATCAGCGGCCCGAACGGCGCGGGGAAGTCAAGCTTCTCCGACGCCATCCCATGGGCGCTCGCCGGCGACCGCGCGATCGGCTCGATGCCGGTGCGCGAGGGCGCGGACCGCGCCGAGGTGTGGGTGCGGCTCGAAGGAGAGGGCCTATCCACCGCGTACGAGGTCAAGAAGACGATCCTCGGCCGCGATCGGATTCGCCTTTCGGTGCGGGCGGCGAACAAGGCAGCCGACGAGCAGGCACCGCAGGCGCTCCTCGACACGTTCAAAGGCGACCTGTCGTTCGACCCGCTCGAGTTCGCGCGGATGACCGATGCCGCACGGCGGAAGATCTTCGAGAAGCTCGTCCACCTGCCGATCAGCCTTGGGGAGTGGGACTCGCGAGAGAAGAGCCTCTACAAGGAGCGCCACGACACGAAGGTCGTTCTCGATGCGCTCGAGGCTCAGGCAGGCGCCCTCGAAAGCGTTCCTGCCGATGCGCCGACGGAGAAAGCCGACACGTCGCAGCTGCTCGCTGACCTGCGCCAGGCGAACCGCATCAACAAGGCGAACGACGAACGGCGGGCGGCGCTCGAGCGACTCCGCGGGCTGATGGAGAACCGAGCGAAGAGCATCCAAGAGACCGAGACGGAGATCGCCCGGCTCACCGCGAAGCTGGGAACGCTCCGTCGTGAGCAGGATGACGACATCGAGATCCGCGACGCGTTTGACCGCGAAGTCGTCGGCCTTGTGAACGTCGACACGACACCGATCGACGCGAAGCTTGAATCGGCGGTCGCGGTCAACGCCGCCTACGAGAACGCGCAGCGGATCCGCGAGCGGAACGCCGAGGCAACGCAGAAGCTCGAGAAGCAGCGCGACGCCTGGCGAACACTCGACGAGCGGCTCAACGCCCTCCGGAGCGAGCGACGAGAGATGCTCGACCGGGCGACGATCCCCGTCGAGGGGATGGGGATCAACGACGACGGCATTGTGACCTGTCGTGGGATCCCAATCGACCAGTGCTCGGACGGTGAGCTCATCGACCTCAGCGTCGACGTCGGGATGGCGCTCAACCCGCGGCTCAAGCTCCTGCGGATCAAGGTCGGATCGCTGCTCGACGAGGCGAAGCGCGAGCGGATCGTCCGCCGGGCGATCGACCGCGGGTACCAGGTGTTGATGGAGATCGTAGCGGAGCCCGGGAAAGGGACGGGCATCGTCATTGAGGAAGGCGAGATCGTGTCGCACCCTAGTGAGGGGATCTCCGCCGAAGCAGTGCAGGAGATCCCCTCACTAGGG